ACTATCAGTCGTAGCTTTTTCAATTTCGCTTGCCGCACGGTTCCTTAAGTAGTATGTACTTTTTAATCCAAGCTTTTTAGCATGAAAATAAAGATCATTTAAGTATTTTAACGAAGTTTTATTATTAAACAAGTTTAAACTTTGCCCCATATCTATCCATTTTTGTCTAGCTGCCCCGCATTCAAGCAGCTTGAACTGATCATGGTCAAAGGCTGTGCAGTAGCGCGACTTTAGGTCTTCTGGAATATCACCATTTAAGCGCATTAGGTCACCATCCACAGCTTTTATGGCGTCGATCATTCCCTGATTCCATATATTTCTTTCTCGGCATTCTTTGATGAACCACTCATTTACTATAGTAAGGTTGCCACTCTTGTTCTCATATACAAATAACACAGAAAAATCCGGCTCAATACATGGTGAACAACCTTGTATGTAAGAGATTGTCGCCGTCGGCGCAATAGCCATTGTATTACTGTTTCTCATTCCGTGTTCTTTAATGTGAGCGCGAACTTCTTTCCAGTCTAGGTCTGGGCAATATTTTTTTCCTCTATGCAAGATGGGTTTATAGTCTCCTAGGTATTCCATTAAGTTTTTGTACGTATCAGAAGGTAACGTATCTCTATCCCAGAGAGACCCTTCGTACGTAGAGTACTTTCCTTTCTCTTTAGAAAGCTTGCTGGAATTTAAAATGCAATGATAAGAAATAAATTCATAAAGCTCGTCAGAAAATTTAATAGCATCATCAGACGAAAAATTTACTTTATACGAATGGAATACGTCTGCCCAACCCATGCTCCCGGCTCCGACAGGACGATGAGATAGATTCGCTTTTTCTGCTTCGGCGGTTGGGTAAAAGTTTAAATCAATTACGTTATCTAGCATACGCATTTGTACCGCTATTGTTTTTGATAATTTTTTAAAATCTAGTTTTCCGTTTTGTTTCAGGTGCTCCTTGAGGTTTACAGAGCTTAGGTTGCATACCGCTGTCTCTCCTATCTCTGACTTGTCGCCGTGCTTGAATTGAGAGGGTTTGGTATGCAGGAAAATTTCAGTACATAAGTTAGAGCTATGAATAACACCTTTATGAGAATTTGAATAACGCATATTGGCGCTATCTTTAAAAGTCATCCAAGGGTGGCCTGTTTCGAAAAGGGTTCTCAGCATTTTCTTCCACAGTTCTTTTGCGCTTATTGTACGGAAGTTTGATAATTCTCCGTTCCTTGCCATGGTACAGTATTTTTTGTACCGTTTATCGAAATCGCTTCCATAGAGCTCGTGTAGGTCTCTAACGTCAGAAGGAGAAAACAGGTACCAGTCTTTATCTTTTTCTACATAATCAAAAAATAAATTAGGCAGCCAGTTGGCGGTATTCATGTCATGACACCTGCGGCGTTCATCGCCAGTATTCTTTTTTAGGTCAAGGAAGTCTTCTATATCTAAGTGCCAAGGCTCGAGATAAGCACAACCAGCGCCGGGCCGCTTACCGCCTTGGTTAACTGCGACAAGTAGATCGTTATAAATTTTAAGCCAAGGTACAAGCCCGCTAGAAGTCCCATTTGTTCCCTTGATGTGAGACCCAGAAGAACGAAAATTAGTGACATCAAAGCCTAGCCCTCCTGCATATTTAGATTTTCTTGCTTCTTGCCAAGCGCCTTCAAATATGCCATCGATGCTGTCATCGAAAGTGTTGAGATAGCAAGAACTAAGCTGACTGTGAGTAGTCCCGCTATTAAAAAGAGTGGGTGTAGAAGGGCATAGTAAAAATTTAGAAATGGTTTCATAGAATTCTATAGCTTTTTGTTCTTTATTTTTTTCGTTAAGCGCGAGCCCCATAGCTACTCTCATCCAGAATGACTGAGGGGCCTCTAGTCTCCTGTCTCTAACACGAAGGAGGTAACGATCATAAAGGGTTTGAAGCCCAAGGTATTTAAATTTAAAATCCCTGCATAACTTAAGAGACTCAGAAAGTTTTTTTAAATCAAAGTCTAAAAGTTTTTCAGATAGGATACCTTCTTTCGTTAGAAGTTTTATGTTTTTAACAAAGGCTAGGCGATACTGATGCTCAAAGGCTTCCTTGTCTACACTGCTGCCAAATACTTCTTTATGAATATTAAAAAGCAAAAGCTTAGAAGCGACGAAATTGTAATTAGGTTCCTTTTCAATTTTTTGGCGAGCAGATAAAATGAGAGCTTTGTCTATTTCTTTTGTGGTAATTTTATCATAAAGCTGAACATGGGCGTCAAGAACTACCTCGCTTGCTGAGACACCCTCTAGGTTTTTACATGCTCTTTCTGCGCACAGGTTGATTTTGTTAATGTCTAGGTCTTGGAGCCGACCGTTCCTTTTTTTGACATAAATTACTGAGTCGCTCATTTCTAAAGTGCCTACTTTACTAATAGTACATGTTTTTTTTAAGAGGGGAAGAATAAAAAACAATTAAATACGACGGCCATGCGGAACTAATACCTCTGGGTCATCAGGAAGCCTTACAAGGTGAGCCTTTGTGTAAACTATATTGTGATACTTATGGAAGTCGTTTGGGTGGTAATCCAATATTCTATTTAACTGGAATTTAACTGGAGTCCCTATGAATTGTGCTTGCTGTGCTTGTGTATAATACCAAAAACTATTGCTGTTCCAGAAACTAACATGAGTAGGATCTTGAAAGGCTCCTCGGCCATCAGTGCTTGGAACCTCAATAATTGCCCAACCCAATGGAGCGAGGCACCTGTGAATTTCTTTCATGGTGTTTATCGGGTCTTTCATGTGTTCTAGGGCGTCTTGCGCTCGGAATACGCCAACAGACCCATCTTCGAAAGGCCAGTTTGGTTCATCCAAGTCAAATACGATATCATCATTATTTAGCTTTCTTTTATCTATGCCTATAAATCCCTCTGGCTTATTATTACAAGAGCAGAGATCAACTTTCTTTAAGTTATTTATGTCCGCCCATTTAGAGGCCATAGCAAATATATACTTATCGTGAAGCTCGTGGGTTTTTTCTTGGATTTTTTTATTTTTTTCACCGTAAGCCGTATTGTCTTCGTGGTAAAAATATTTATATAATGGTTTGTCTACTCTAGCGCAGGTTCCGTGTATGTATGTCCTGCAAATTAAATCGTAATCATCGCATATATCTAATTCAATATCGTGCCCCCCGATAGAATGATAGAAATCTTGTTTCCAAGCTCTTACGTGGTCAGGCGCATACCAGATATAAGAAAACGCAACAGCAGAAGGCTCGTGAGTAGGGTGGTATTTCTTTCCATCTTCTTCTACTACCGACCAGCCGAACTGAGCATTAAACGGTGTTTGAAAAACTTCCTCACCATCTTCCGGATTAAGCCTTACAGCGAAGTCGTCGGAGTAAACAAAATCTGCTCCAGTTGCTTTAAATTTTTTATCGAGCTCTTCAAGGCAGTTGGGTTCTAGTTCGTCGTCGTGATCAAGCTCTACTAATATTTCACCTGAAGAAGCATTGCAGCATTCATTTTTAAGGTACCCAATGTTGCTGTTGTCGACCTGAAAGAATTCTACAAAGCGATATTTAATTTTCGTTCCTTTAAGCTTTGCTTCTAGAACTTCTCTTTCCTTGAGTGCCGCATTATTAAGCAGTACTATCCATTCAAAGTCTTTAAAAGTTTGGGCTTCAAGGCTTTTAATTGGTCTATCAATGCGACTTAAGTCGTGCGAGGGTGTAAATACGGAAAATCTCATTTGTTTTTAAGTGGGTGGGGTTTACCTGTCTTTTTTTCGTAGTTTGTTACAGTTTTTTGCTTTACTGGGTCAAGTCCTGCGGACTTTTCTCTTTTGTTACTTAGCTCCTTAGAGAGGTCCATCATGTCTCCCGCTGTCATACCTGTTTTAGCTGTTGCTCTCATGAAGTCATCTTTAGAAAATGGGTCCATGCCAGCAGAGTCTATGGCGGTGTTGGGGGCAGAGAATAGTCTTTCCCATTCAACGCCCTCTTCATCAATGTAGATATGGTCTTCTTTCATCTTTTGAACGACTTCTATCGTTTCTCCTGTGTCTGGGTGGATGTATTCGTAAGTTGGCATTTTTTTTATAGTTTGTCTAGGAGTTCGTCTAAGGTTTTTTCGTAAGTAAAGTTACGTTGTAGTTGGATTCCGTATTCATTAATTGGTTCTGTCTCGCACCGTTTAATTGCCCTATCACATGCGTCTAGAAAATCGTCTTCTTCCCAGTCGAAAAAATTTCCCTGATTGAAGAGCTCTCCTTGTTTAAAGAATTTTCCGTCATGCGAATCGATAGTTCCTTTTGGTTCGACTAATACACTATTGGTTTCATCCGCCCATTCTTTGTATCCGTGAGCGTTTAATATGATAGCATGTTTCCCGAGGGCTGTAGACTGAAACTCTGGTAACCCCCATCCTTCTCCACCTGACATGCCGATTATTATGTCTGAAGAATTAAGGAAGTCGTTATAGTCCTTGTTTGATGGAATATATCCTACAAAATGAATATTGAAAAAATCTTTATTTTCTAAAGTCCATTTAAAAAGCTCGGCATTTTCTTCTTCGGAGAAAAAATTATTATATATACAACATTGTAAATAGTATTTCTTGTTATTACCGTATTTCTTAGCCCAAGATTGAATTATCTTTTTGTGGTGTTTTCTTTTTTCAAATTTTCCACACAGGTTAAAAACAATTCTATCGTCATTAAAATATTTTTTATTAATTATTTGAAAGCTATTTACATCAAAGCCGAGAGGTACTACTTCCGCATCCACTCCAAAGGATTTGAATACTTCGGCGGTATATTTGTTGGTAACAAGGGTTCTGTTGTTCTTTATTACATTAACTTCTTGATCCGTAAGAGAATCTGTTTCGTGAAACGTAAGAAGTGTTTGCTTCTCACTAAACGAAAGAAGCGAACCGCTCAGGTGCCATATTTTAAGACACGGATTTTTTCTATCGTGTAAGAAAGCTTTCTTTACACAAGATTCAATCCAAGATTCGAATTCTGCAGAGCGATTTTGGTGTTCTAAGGAAATAGATCCACCCGCTGGAAAAAGCGGGGGACCTAGTTCCCTTTTATGAAGAACCCTTAGTATAGCTGTGCTAACTTGTCCGAAAGAACTTGGGTTAATCGGAGCGTTGATAGCAAAGCGCATATATTAAAGCACTTCTTCGTCTGCCAACGCAGGTTCCTGACTAGGAGCCTCTTTAGGTCCATTACCCGTAGGGCGTGCGTCATCTACGGTATAAATTCGAAAATCTGGGTGATTATCTTTGTTTTTATGCCTGTTAGAAAAAACGACGACCTTAAGGAGCTTTTCTTCTCCATAATCATCAATTTTTACGTGACCAGAAAAGTATTTTTGAGACGGGCTTTCTTTTTTCCACAGCGCGCCTACTTCTCTTTTCTGCCAATCAGTTTTAGCTTTGTTTTCTTCACTCATACTGCCTAAAGTATAATGTGTTTTTTTAAGTTGTCAAATCATATCTTGAAAATTTGTTGAAGTTATTTTTTTTCTTAATATTTCCTTGCCTCGTTGGTGTAGGTTAATGGCGGTTTGTGTGCTCGTTTTAATTTTTTTTGCTATAAAGCTCCATGTGGGTTTCTTTTTTTCTTTAAAATTATCGAAATATCTTAACTTAAACACCTTTGCTATTCGCTTATCCTTAAGGTTATTTAATATATTGAAAATATATTCTTTATCATGTTCAAACTTGCTTGTTTGGTCATGCATTTCCTTCGAGCGAGACTCTATGGTAAGAGTTAAGAGATCTTCTTCAGAGGTTATGAGTCTTTTGTTAGAGTTAATTAAAGTAAGGCAATAATATTTCGTGCAATTCCCTAGCCAAGTAGAAAATTTAGTTTTTTTATTATTTTTGTAAGAAAGTATAGCTTTGAATATCACAAAGTCTTTGTTCTCTATAACATCACTCCTTCTGAATCCTTTGGTCAGAGCTATGGGAACATAGTTCTGGCATATTTTATAGAAAAGTTTTTCATGGCGAGATGAGAGAGTCTTATAGCTTTCGTTACAGCCTGTCTTTTTAATTTTACTTATTAAGATTGAGTCTGTTTGTTGTTTTTTCATGGTCCACAAGCCAGTCGATAAAGTTATCAATGTAACTTCCAAGCTTGTCTATTTGACCATTTTTAATAAACTCCCATTCAATTTGGAAGTCACTTTTTTCTTTAATTATTGGGTCGTTTCTGGCTTCTTCAGAGTTGACCGGAGCTTTAAATAACCTCAGTAGGTTTTCATTTTTCTCTTCAGGGATCCAAAGTTCTCTTGGGTCGTTGAACATTTCGGCTGCTACAGCTCTTTGGTACTCAAATTGAGAAATGTGTACGAGAATTCCGTTTAGCTCATTTTTTAACCAACTTACTTCATCGTTTTCATATTCGTCATAACGTATATCAGTAACAATCTTGAATCCAGAGCGCTTATCGTTTATTAAAGTATCATTTAATTTATTTATCCAGTGGCGTCCCTTTGATGCGTGTCGCTTTGTTGTTCCGTGAAATACCAAGAACGGTCTTATAATTTCCTTTTCTTCTCTGGAACAATCAACGGAATCAATGCCATAATGCATTCGTGTCCATTGATTTACTTCTTTTTTTAGCTCGTTCGCTAGAGAGTACTTTTTGCACGGAAGTCTTTCAGACAGAAGATCATAAAATGTATCTTTGCCTGCTCCCGCTACTCCGGATATACCAATTACTGTATTCATAATGTTCCTGTATAATATATAAAAATTATTTAAACTTTAAATCTAACAATCTTCGTGTATGACTGCTTATCCTTTAAATTTTTCCACTGGGTTGAGAAAGCCTGAAAAGGCTTTCGAGATAAGAACATAGCTGTCCACTTGGAAATAAATTTTACTTTTAACAAAGCCGCTTTAGTCCTGCGCGTTAACCTCTTTTAGTCTCGCTCACTGACTTGTTAAACTATGGAGCTCTTCCCTTCTGCGGTGGGACTTTTCTTTTGACTGCTTATCCTTTTTCCTCTTGGGAGGATGAAGTTTCTAGCTTAAGTATTTCTACTTACATTAGCCTCAACTGCCGCTTTTTCCCGAAATAACAGCGAACTTATTAGGTTCAATTGGCTAAGGTCTTTTTACGGGCCTGTGGTCTCTTACGAGTTCGTGTGAGGCTTACCCTCACAAGCTGTTTCACCGCTAACAAAGAACTGAGGAAAGTTTAACATGGTTTTTAGCCAACGCAAGGTTTTATATTAAGATTCTTCTTCGTTGTTGTTTTCTCCAGAGATTATCGCTTCTTTTTCTAAAACTTTTTGTTTATAAAAATGAACGACATGAACAAGGTTTCTTATGTCTTTCTCTTGAATGGAAGAAGTTTGACAAAGGTCAGTACTATCCTCAATAATAGTGCAGAATTCATTGATTTCACCTGCTACGAATTTGGCTGTCCACGGTCCAAGGTCGACATTCTGCTGGAAAGCGTCCATGTGTTTTTCGAGAATATAATATTTCTTATCTCCGTAGTCTTTGGAGGCGATCAATTGCATTTCTTCTAGCTTTTCTAGGGCTATTTTAAAAGCAACCATGGTTTCTTCTTCGTTATCTACTATGGGTAAGACCTTTTTTAGATCCCTGCCCATTTCAAATGAATCCGTCTTCTCAAACCACGTAAAAAGCTCGTTGGATGCGTCCTGTATTGTCATATTATAAATATAATAATCTAAAAACCCTCGTAAATCCAATAAAATCTCTTGACTTTTCAAAAAAACTAGTTAATCTTAATTAAGATGACAAATACAAAAGTTAAACTTCCCCAGCGGGGCCGTCCACCTGTAGATATTGACTGGCCAGATGTTGTTTTTACAGCTCAGGACGTAGTGGATACTTCTACGAAAAAAGTATCTAGAGTGACAATTCACAGTAAACTAAACAAAGCGGTGGATACTGGCACTCTTACGGTCGTAGGTGTTTCTAAATCTAGCAACGGTAGACCTCGGGTAAAATACAAGAAAACAGAAACAGATACTACTTCCTGTGTAGTGCCCGAGCCCGTGGGGGAGGCGGAAGAAGATGGAAAAAAGGCCTACATGGCATAGGCATGCAATAAGTATTGCTGAAGCAGCCTCCCAGAGGAGCGAAGACCCTTACAGAAAAGTGGGGGCGTGCGCTTTAAATAGTAACAATATGGTTGTGGGGGTGGGTTACAATGGCTTGGCTTCTGGAGTTTCAATGCCTTATAAAAATTTCTGGGATAATAGAGACTATCGCAGAAAATTTATGATTCACGCCGAATCGAATTGCTTGTCCTTGTGTAAAAAGGGGGAAGTCAGGCTATTAGCTGTCACACTCTTACCCTGCTCTTCCTGCGCTACAATGATAGCTGCTTACGGAATAGAGGAAGTTTGCTATAAGGATACTTACGAGAGGGACGAGCAAGCCAAGGAAATTTTTAATTGGTACAATATAAAAATTGTTAGACTAGAATAGTTCACTGAAGTATTATATTCAAAATGGAAGCGATAGTTTATTCTTTTTTAATTGCCAATATTTTATTTTTTATGTATGAAACAGAGTTTTTTGTGGAATATGTGAAGTTATTTAAATTAAATAAACTTTTCAGTATACACAAATACGAGAAGCATCTAGAGGCCATGCCAGACGACACCTACTGGGAGTGGATCGCCTTTGAGAAAAGAAGTTTTTTAAGAAAGCTACTTTCATGCCCCTTTTGTTTTGGGTTTTGGATTAATGTCGGAGCTTATTTTTTATATAAAGATTTGGGGTTGTTTGTTGTAACTTTATGGTTTTCGTTTGTTTTGTATTTAGTGTTGAAAATTTTAGCGAGGAAATCTTATGAGTAAAGAATATACCTTTAGAAGTTATAGAAATTTTGAGATGTTTATTAAGTGCGGCATTAACAAACTTTTCCTTGAGTCTGATAGCGAAACGTTTGGCGTTTTAAGAAATCAAGTAGATCTATTCTTAAAATCCGTGGAGAATACTGTCGGGGGTTGTCCCTGTAATAAAAAGAAGCGTCAGCAAGCCGCCGTTAAAGTTTATAAAGAAACTGTCGACTTACTAAAAGGAAACGAAGAGGCAAAAAAAAGAATAATGGGGCTGCTTAATAACCCTGACGTAGTTTTCTTTGACGAGGGCAGGGAAGACGGAAACCCCGCTTATTCAGATAAGGAAGGCAAGCGCTTTGCTGAAATAAAAATTTGATTATGAAGGTATGCGTTTCATACAGTGATACCCACGAACTGTTTTTGTATGATTTTTTTATTGAGTCATTCCCTTTCGAGCCCGGTATTTCTCTTACAATAGAAAAGCTTCCCCAAAGATGCTCAACGGGAGCCCTGTTCTCGGATGGATGGAGAGAGCAAATGATGGAGAAACAAATTTTCATCAACAAACAACTAAAGAGCTCTGTAGATGGAGAAATTTTTCTTTTTTGCGATGTAGATATAAGATTCTACGGGAAGATATATAATGACCTGAAGGAAAACCTAAAAGACTGCGACATATGTTTTATGAAAGACCATAACTCAGACACTGTGGGGAGATGCGGTGGCTTTTTTGCGGTAAAATCATCCAGTAAAATAAAAAAATTTTTTCAAGAGATATACAAAAAACTTGAGGCTTTACAGGGTCCCGTTTCCTTTGAAAGCTCAGAACAATCAGCAATAAATACCTTACTTAATGAGCGCAAAAATATTGTTTGGAAGTATTTACCCGAAAGATATTATACACACGGGCTATACACGAAAGGAATTAAAAACTTTTCTGAAAGCAATCAGTCTGGCTTATGGTGGGAAAATAAAGATCTTGACGAAAAGAGAGATGTATTCATGCCAACCGACATGTTAGTTCATCATGCTAATTGGTGCAACGGTATTTCTAATAAAATAGAATTATTACGTTTTATAAAATCAAAAATGGACTTTAGAAACAGAAGGCACAAAAATCTCACTGCAGGAGAGGCTCCCGCAACCAAAAGAAAAAGATGAGGACAGAAACAGCCTCGTCCGTGAGACGATAATAAGACAGCGCGATGCCAAAAAAGACACAACAATTTTGTTTTAAGTTTAGAAACGCTAACGGCATAAGATATGAAGTACGGTTTAGAAAGCCAAACACCGCGCACTTCGGCAAGGCGGACGGCTATTGTGATGATCCAGAAGAAAGCAATCCAAGAATTTATATCAACCCACACTTAACGCCAAAGTCAGAGCTTAACACCATAGTCCATGAGTTAGCGCACGCCTTCTTTTGGGATAAGCCCGAGAAAGAAATCTATAAGTATGCCAACACAGTGGCGGCCTTCCTTTACAGGCAGGGGTGGAGAAAGAATACAGAACTAACGAACAACGAGCCTCCTCCTCCAAGAAAAAGGCCAAAGAAGAAATCTAAGAAATCTTCAAAAAGGAAGTAGCCAAACCCCCTGTGACAAAAAGTAAAATTATAATGTATCCTCCTCGGTTAGTTGTCTCATCTTAAGACCTGTTTTTAACATTTACTTTCCTATCTAATATTACACCAGTAATCAAAAGTATTATAATAAAACTAAGGAAGAGTCACCGTGACCCACTACACTTATTTAACAAAAAGAGCCACAATGTCCCAAAGTTTTATTTTTTTCTTAATTTTCTTTGTGTTTTTTTTGGCATGACTTGTGCTCCTTATAGTTACTATGAGAACACTAGCATTAACAAACACATTATTTGACAACTTTTTAACCAACTGGGATAACGCTTATTTTGACGGCGACCATTCTTATTGGAGAAGAAAAGACAATTCCATTAATTGCAGGGAGAAGGAGGAGCACTACGAGTATTACGTTCCTTTGGCGGGCTTCAAGAAAGAAGACATAGCTGCGAGGATTGATGAAGGACGCGTACATATCGTAGCAAAGAGAGATGAAAGTACAGCCTCATATTCTTTTGCCCTCCCTGACGAAGTAGATCTTTCCGGCCTGTCAGCGAGGCATGAAGACGGACTCCTTACCGTTAAAATACCTAAATCAGAAAAGGCTAAAGCTATTACAATAGCAATTGACTAAACCAAAGACTCTTGTACATTTAGAGGTGGGGCGCGGGTGTCGTATAATGGTATTACTCCAGCCTTCCAAGCTGATAACGCGGGTTCGATTCCCGCCACCCGCTCCATTTTTTATTTGGGATATAATTTTTTCCAAATAAATCTAACATGTTGGGGAGGAGAGGGTAAGCTAGGGTGTTTACGCGGCCGCCATTTTTCCCTGTTTATTCCCGGCGCAGTTCCGCGAGGACCGGTTTCTACATAAACATTTCTTAGGGTTGTTACATTTAATTCAGCTGCTCGCCACCCCGCCCAAAAAAAATTGTCCGTACCACCGTAATCTCCCACTAGATCTTCATTACATCCGCCCGCTTTCCAATAATCTTCTTTTCTTATTAGGCATGTTGCGGGATGAGGTTGCACGGTTTTTCCTTCTATATTTTTTCTACTAAATTTATATCCATCTTTTGCCAACGGACATTCGCGTGGGACGCTTGCCAGAGATAGAATTTGTTCGCTTGTTTCGTTAGTAATTATAGTGTCGACGTCAAGGATTACGATCCATTCCGTTTTGCACTCTTGAACAGCTAAGTTCCTTGCTCCAGCAATATTACAGTATAAATCTTGTTCTACTCTATATATATGAAGATCTAAATCAGATAAATCAATATCACCTATCGTGGAGAGAGCTGTCCCAGTTAAACTATAGTCATCAACGATAGAGAAAGAAAAAGCCTCCTTTACCTTCTCCGGATAAGATTTCCAGCCCAACACAATTTCCCTTAGCGCGGATTTCTGATTGTAATAAGACAGACAGATTGTTACTTTCTTTTTCATTTTCTAGTAAGTTATATTCTGCTCAATAAATAAAAAAACCAATTTTAAAACGAGCGAAAAAAACCACTCCATGGTGGACGATATATCATGTTTAGTCTTGATTTATTTAAAGAAAATTGTACCATAAAAGTATGACAAACAAAGACGATAAGTGGAGAGAGAGGATTGAGTCACCTAAAGACAATTACGAAAGGTGGATTGACAGGCACAACCACAAACTTGAATTTGTTCGAACAATTGGAAGCATAATTGCTGCTATAACTGGGCTTTTAGTTTTCTTGAAGGTTTTTAAATTTATTTAATGCTCCAGTAGCTCAATTGGATAGAGCATCTGTCTTCTAAACAGAGGGTTCTGGGTTCGAGTCCCAGCTGGAGTACCATAAAAATAGTTGTTGACATTTTAAAAATGTTGATTAATATGAAGGTTCATTATGAGTAATACAAAACAAAATCAGTGTGAAACAGACCAAAATCAGTGCGAAACAAATGAAAATAAATATACGCAAGTCAAAACGGTATACGCTCGCGCAGCGGTTATTCTGTTGGCGGTAAACTTCTGCCTTACTGGATATGTTATGACGGGCATGATGAAGATCCAAGATGAGCAGGCAGATAGCTCACAATCTCCGCAGCCTCTCTCTAACACTGCGGCAACTACCCCACCCGCTCCAACCGAAATTCCTCAGACACTTGAGAAAGAAGATAACTAATTCATCGTTTAATCATCGATGATCTCCATACCCTCACCTTTAGGCTTTTTGGCTTGGGTGGGGGTTTTTTACGAGCGTAGCTCAGCTGGCTAGAGCGCCACGTTTACACCGTGGATGTCGGGGGTTCGAATCCCTCCGCTCGTACCATAAAAAAAGCTGCAGCAGAGGTCCATACACTGAACATGCTGCAACTTCGGGCCTCCACCTTGGTCCACCCCCTTGATAAAATTTTATATTTCTTCTATTCTTTTAGACTTGTCATCGATAACTAAGTCGTAAATCGGCTTTACACACTTTCCTTTTGTGCCAGTAGACAAGTCGTGGAATTTGCAGCCCCATGATTCTAGCTGCTTCCACGTAAATTCGTAGTAACATGCCCCCGTCTTTTTAGATTTTTCAGAACCACCCCTCGCGGTCCAGTATATAACCTTCCATCCCTCATCATATAGTTTGTTAATTTTTTCTATATTTTCGTGACTTGGCTCAGCTAAATTATACTGTCTTTTGCCAGTATAAAAACAAATAGTTTCATCGATATCTACGAGAACAACTTTCTGGTCCCCCTCTGGCGCAAGCCTGTTTGATATATGAAAGTTTTGTTCCTCGGCATACTTTTCGTATTCGTTTCTTTCACTTTCGTACGTCATTTTTGTTTTCCCTTTTAACTTTACTCATTGCACGTAGGCAGTTGTTAAGCATTCCATAACACAATACGGTAACCACCCCTACTAATACTACTATGAAAATTCCCATATTATTCTTTCCAAGTTATGTTAATTAAGTTATCCCCAAAAAATTCTTCCGTATAGTTTACGGCGTGTTTGGGGGTGAATTTTTTACAAGTATAAATATCGATGGAAAAAAACTTAGGATTTCTATTATCCCACGCATAAATATGCATTCCGGACTCTTTCCAGTGCGTATAAGCGCACCACCCATAGGTTGGTTCATGATTACATACGGGTGTTGTTATTTCTGTCATATTTAATACCTCAGAGATTTCGTGACAATAACGCGTCATATCTTCAGGCAAAAAAACATTGTGCAGGGTGCCTTCGATAACCAGCCTTTGTCTACAAATATCTGGAGCCAAATCTACCCAAGCCTTGGAATTGACCTCAGACCCCGTGGAGTCGTAATAGTCATCGCCGGTTGACGTATTCCAGTTCATATATATAATTATAGTCTCACTTTCAATAACCACAAATTTTAATTTATTTTTTTGATAAATGTGATATACTTTGAGCGCAACAGGGGGTATAGCTCAGTTGGTAGAGCATCTGCTTTGCAAGCAGAATGTCATCGGTTCGAATCCGGTTACCTCCACCAATTTTTGACCATGAAAACAACAATCAAATTAAAGTGCGCCAAATGCAATTCTTATTTCGATAAAGATCTTCCCACCTATAAGTCTGACAGGCAAAAACCTCGGCCCAGATACGGAAAGGACAAGTGGTTTTGCTCTCATAGATGTTCGGCTATGTGGAGCGATAGCAAAAGTCCCTTTAAACATATATTTAAAAATATTAGATCACGCTCAAAGGCCAACAAGACCGAGCTCAATATAGACTTGGACTATCTACGAGCTCTCTGGGAAAAGCAGGAGGGCAGATGTGCGTACACCAATCTCAAAATGGAAATGCCCGTAACGCACTCTCAATCCAAATATCTTAAGAAAAGATCCAGTCCCTTTACGGGGTCAATAGACAGAATAGACAGTAATCAAGGATATATTAAAAACAATGTTCATTTTATTTGCCTAGCCCTGAACTATGCAAAAAAAGACTGGACGGAAGAAGACTTTAAGGCATTTTTAAACGCTCTCATATATGGCGAAGTGGTGGAATTGGCAGACACAACAGACTTAAAATCTGTCGAACATTAGTTCGTGCGGGTTCGAGTCCCGCCTTCGCCACCAATGGGCCCGTTCGTCTATCGGCTAGGATGCAGCCCTTTCAAGGCTGAGAGATGGGTTCGACTCCCATACGGGCTACCAAAGTGTAATAAACTACATGAAGATTTACGAAGTAAGACAGCAAATGAACAATTTACAGTGGCATAGCCTCGCTTTTCTTAAAAATAAAGAGGACGCAGAAAGATACCAGACACTGTACAACACGAAAGTTGTTGTGTATCCTACGAAAATAGTGGAACATACATTAACCAAGCTTGAGGACTTTGAAGATGAGCTTGAAAGTTAAAAAATGCCCCAAGTGCGGGCATTATTTTGTTGAATCTAAATTTCAGTGCCCTCGGTGCGCTTGGTGGGTAAAATAATTTTTTATTTTCAATCGTCCAACTCAATATAAAAAAATCCGATTTTAAAACGGAACAAAAAATAGACTTATAGGTGGACGATATATGAAAGAACTAAATAAGCACGCTTCTCAAAAAAAATACCTCAAAACAAAAAAAGGAAAAAAAGCTTTAGAAAAAGCCCGTAAGAGATATGATGAATCAGACCCAGAAAGAAGAAGAAAACAGAAAAGGGACTACATGCGAAGGAAGAGGGAAAAAGATCCCTACGCTTGGAGATAAAGCAATCTAATTTAAAATGGCTACAATAGGTATCATAGGAAACGGCTACGTTGGGTCAGCAACCTCCCAACTTGGAAGACCTTGGACGACGTATTCTTCTGAAACACGCGTATTTGTTTATGATATTGATCCCAAGTTATGCAGTCACGAAGGGCTATCTTTATCCGATTTAACGGAAGCTTGCGACTTTATTTTTGTTTGCGTTCCAACCCCCATGAATAGAGATGGTTCGTGTTCTATTTACGAAGTAACAAAGGTTGTCATTGGTCTGGAAGATTTAGGTTTTTCTCCAGAAAGAATTATAGTTAGATCTACAGTTCCAGTGGGAACATGTAGAGAGGCGGGCGTTATGTTTATGCCTGAGTTTCTAACAGAACAAAACTGGAATAAAGATTTCCTAGAACAAACCGATTGGGTTTTAGGAACAAACAACAGGAATGATTCAGTAAGGGAAGAGGTATTTTCAATTTTTAAGACAGCTTATGAAAATAAAATCCTTTCCCATGATCCACGCATGCATTTCTTAACGACAGAAGAGGCTGAATTAATAAAGTATGTTCGAAATTGCTTTTTAGCCACAAAGGTTTCTTTCTTTAATGAAATATATGATTTTTGCGCTTTTCACAATATAGATTATGAGAGAGTCAGAAGAATTACAGTTCTGGATGATAGAATTGGAGAATCACATTCTAAAGTTCCGGGGCCAGACGGAAAACGGGGCTTCGGGGGAACATGTTTCCCGAAGGACATGGCCGCTTTTCGTTCCCAATTAATGCAAGTTTCATCCCTTTTGGGCCTTGATCATGGAGTCGTAAGCGCCTGCATACAAAGAAACAATAAGCTAGATAGGCCGGAAAAAGACTGGAAAAAGAACAAGGGTAGATCAGTTTTATAGTAAAATAAAATTTTGTAAAAAATAAAGCCTCCATATAGAATAATACAGTATGAAAAAACTAGCTATATTCTTACTAGGCTTCACCCTTACTTTTACTTCGTATAGCGGTGAAAAGAAACAATCTGTCGCAGAACATCTTCAAAATGTATCTGTTACGATCAGATCAGAAGGCGCGTACAGCGCGGGCGAAGGCTCGGGGGTAATCTTCACTAGGAAGGACTCCGAGGGAAATTTGGTAAATTTCGTTTGGACCGCTGCCCATGTTATAGATAACCTTCGTTCAGAAAGAAAGGTGTTGGTGCGCGGTATGCCAAAAACCTTGATAGAATTTAAAGATCCCGTTATTATTAAAGAAATTCGCCAAAACGGAAGAACGGTTGGGCGCCTTCAGATGGACGCGGAAGTATTAAAGTATTCTGAGAGCGAAAAAGGCCATGATCTCGCTTTATTGCGGGTTCGTAAGCTTAATTTTGTAACAGATAGCGTGACGTTTTATCTTGATAAAAAAATTCCCCCTTTGGGTACGGATTTATTGCATGTTGGTTCTTTACTTGGACAAATGGGGGCGAATAGCATGACGGATGGAATTTATTCGCAGCATGGCAGAATTATTAAAAGCCTTAATAAACACGTGTTCGATCAGACAACTTGCACGGCTTTTCCGGGGTCGTCCGGAGGCGGAGTCTATCTAAAAAGTGGTGAAAATTCTAAATATGTAGGGATGCTTGTAAGAGGAGCGGGAGAAGGGTTTAATCTTATCGTACCTGTACGTAGGATGGTTGACTATTGTGAAAAAAATAAAATTATGTGGGCTCTAGACGCAAACGTAAAAATGCCGACAGAGAAAGAGCTTAAGGAAATGCCGATCGAAAGCACACCCAAAGAAAAGGAAGAGGCGGAAGATGTGGAAAAAGAGGCAGCTAAAAAGATGTTTCCCTTTATGCTTAGAGTAACTTACCCTAAAATAATTTTAATAAAGGAAAAATAAACGAATAAACTCAAAAAAATCAGCGTGACATGAAGGTGTCGCGCTTTTTTTGTACTAATTGACTTAAAAAGTGTAATATATAGAAAGGAGAAAGGTTTTTATGAAAAAATTAATCGCACTTTGCGCAGCACTTCTTGTAATTGGCTGTAACTGGGGAAATTCCGGATGTCCGGACTGCTCCTGCGAAGCTGGCTGTTGTTCATCCGACAGTTGCTCAGTTGCCGATTGCAGTTGTGCATGCAAAAAATAGGAAAATAAAATGGGAACATGGAGTTCAGGTATTGGTAAATTTGCCAAGAAAGATCCCAACCACGGCAAGTGGTGGAAAAAGATAAAGCACTGGCTTTGCGATGTAGGTCTATGCAACTTAGACAAATGCGCCTGCAATTGCCACTGCAAAGGTCGCGCGCGAGCGTACCGCCAGTGCTGCAAGGGCACACCAAAAAAGGAGGACTAAAAAATGTCAGAAGAAAAAGAAGACAAAAAATCACCAGAGGAAATTCAAGCTGAACTAAAACTAAAAGACGCTGAAACACGCAAAACGGAAGCCGAAGCAAGAAAGACCGAAGCTGAAGCAGCGAAAGCGGAGTTTGATGCTCACAGCGCTCAGATAAGTCACGAAAAAGCTCTAATAGCAAGAAAAAAAGAGCTGTCCATTGACGAAGAAAACCATCTATATAGATTTTCTGGATCCGTCGGAGAAGCTTCGGTAAGAAAATGCATCACAAAGCTCACAGAGTGGTCTAGGCTTAGTCCTAAATGTGATATAGAAATAGTTTTTTCTTCACCCGGTGGTAGCATCATTGATGGCTTTGAATTGTTTGATTTTATCCAAGACCTAAGGTTGGCAGGGCACAACATAACGACTGGCTCATTAGGAATGGCTGCCTCTATGGCGGGAATTCTTCTTCAGGCCGGTGACCATAGATGGATCGGGCACCAATGTTGGTTAATGATCCACAGGGCCGCGTTTGGAGCAATTGGGAAAACATACGAAGTAGAAGACGAAGTAAAGCTTGTAAAAAGAATCGAGGGAAGAATTTTAGATATATTTACAAAAAGGTCAAAGCTTACAAGGTTAAAAATTAAAAGAAACTGGGACCGCAAAGACTGGTGGATCGACGCAGATGAATGCGTAACCTATGGCCTAGTAGATGAAATTAGAGGGATGATGCCAGAGTCTAAGAAGTAGATCAGCAATACTTACAGGAAGCAAGTACCCTTCGTTTTTATAAACGGAGGGTATTTTTTTAATAAGTGTAATCATAAACATGAAGGACTTAGAGCTTAATGGAATTAGAGTTAGAGTCACTAAATACAAAGTCATAATTTACGACAATGACGACAAAATGGGAATAGAACAGGCTGAGGTTATAGCTAGTTATTTAAGGGATGAAGGATTTATAAAAAAAGACGAATTTCCTATAGAAATAATTAAGCCTTAATTATAATATAAATAAATATTAAAAATTATTGTCAAATATATGAAGACTAAAGACAAATGTTACATAATCAGAGATAAAAAAAGCAAAATGCTTCAAGGAGCATTTCCATATACTGAGGATGGGAAAACAAAGGCAAAAAAATATCTTAAAAAGATAAACAAAAACAACGAATTTGAAATTGAAGTTTTATGAACGAAAAATTTTTAAAGAAAGTCGAAACCAGTAAAAAAAGCATAGATTGGTGGCAAGAACAAGCCAGACAAACTGCTTATGAAGCTGAAGAATTAAACTGGCTTTATGAGATTGGCGAATTAACAGAGGAAGAGCTGCTTACAGAAACCAAAAAGCTAGACGGGAAAATAGGCTACCTCATGGCAAAGGGCGACTTCGAACACAGGAATTTGTTTGAGACATTTGCGGAAATCGAATGAAAGCAAATAATAAAATAGTTAAAAAAGTTTTTGTTTCCTCCGCCTCAGACAGGGGAATATTGGTTAAGTTTTCCAAGGATAAGGAAAAGATTTCGATTTCCTTCTGGGGAAACGATGATCCAAAAAATATATTTTTTTCCAAGGAGGAAGCTTTAGATATTTGCGAGTATATAATAAATAACACAAGAGAGGAGAGCACATCTCAAAAAAATATTTTTGAAAAAACATATAAGAACATGAAAGCTATCCTGCCCGAAACGCACCTTTAAAATGAAAAAATCTTTGGATTTATTGGGGCAAATAATTGAAGCCGCAGAAGTAAGTGATTTAGAGTTTAAAAAAAAGAACATTAATAGCAAGGCTTCTCTCACAGTTGGAGAGAGCTGGTTGGTTAGTCACCTAAAGACCTTAAAGGAGTTAATAATTTTAGAAAATGCTAAGAGCCGAGATAGTAGACCCGACGAAGAGAAAGGCTAAGATAAGATGCTCTGTCTGTAGCCTGCACTATACGGCTAGAGACTACAAAATACTTTACGAGAACGAAAAGCTTGCGTTTTTTAAAATAAAACTTCCAGAACAAAGAAAAAAAATACATTGCCACGACTGCCTTTACAAGTCTATAGTAAAATCAATGGTAACGCGCGAGATACAAGTGGAAATGATAACGCTAGAGGGCAAAGCAATAGTAACGTTCAGCAAATAAAAAGTCCCTTGACTTTATGGCATAACGGGTGAGTTTATCTACGATGACAAAATACAGTGAATTGTCTGAAAAATCTTTAGTTAAAAAAGCTCAATCAGGTGACACAAGGGCGTTTGAAGAGTTAATGGAAAGAAGCGATTCTTATCTGAGAAATTGGATGCTCAAGAAAACCCAGAGCGCGCAGAGAACAGAAGAGCTTTTACAAATTACTTACATAAAATGCTGGAGAAAAATAGGCAAGTTCCTCGGGAATTCGTTATTTAAAACTTGGGCGTGCAGAGTGGGATACAACCTGTTTCTTGATGACCTTAGAAAACAAAGTAACGTAAGAGAAATATCCTTAGAAGGATCAGAATCAGTTTTAGACTACATTAGTCATTCTTCTCACGGAGGATATGCTCTACTAAAGGGTAAGGATGAAGGGAGAGAGCTTGAAGAAGTTCTTAGTAAGCTTCCAAAGATACACAGGGATGTCTTATCTTCTTTCGCTATAGAAGAGCTTACTTATAAAGAAATCGCCAAAAAACTTCAATGCTCGGTGGGAACAGTTATGTCTAGACTTTATTATGCTAGAAAAAAAGCTCAATTTTTAATTAGTAAGAACAAGGAACTTAAATATCATGGGGATTTTAAGTAAGGTAATCTGTGAAACAAAACTTCCTATTCCTTGGGAAGATTTTTCTGATAAAGAAAATGAAATTTTCAGTAAAGTGAAGTGGGATGAAATAGATTTTTACACTTCTTCTTTTTTTGATTACGAAGAGGCGGCTTTAGGCTTAAATATTGTTTCGTCCTATACGATTTCTGAAGATGGACAATTTTATAAGAGCTTGAAAGAATATAAATTTATTGAAAATAAATCTGGCGAAATGATACCCCAAGAGCAAGACGCCGGAATAGAAAGGCAAGATTTTACGGGAGAAATCCTTTTCTGGAAAGAAATAATGGAAGAAAAAAACGATTACGAAGTGTCTTTCGTGGCGCTTTTTTTTAAAGGAGAACTCAAAGAACTTAATCTAGATGGATGGAAAAAAAGAAGTAATAAGGAAAGAAAGGCTGCCGAGAAAAAACTCAAGGAGGAGATAATTGAAGAGCGGAACGAAAGAGAATCCTTGTGGAGTAAAATAAAGTACCCCTTTAAAAGACTTGCTCTTATTTTTTCATCTTTAATAAAATGGATAATATTTAAAATCTTAGATATATTAATTAGGATAGAAGTTTGGATTGTAAAATGAGCGCAGAGACACAATTAATAGTTGCCATACGATCACCAGCGGGACAAAAACAGCGCAGGGACGCCATAAGAGAAACTTGGGGGAAAGCTTTTTTAGAGCATGGGGCACAAGTTTTTTTTGTGGTATCTGGGGGGATTGTTCAACGAAGCAACCCACAACTTAAAGAGGACGTACTTTATACTCCGGGGATTGACGCACATAGAGATTTAACGAATAGGATGATTTGGCTTTGGTCATACCTAATGGGAAGCTGTTCGTTTACTCATGTTTTAGTAATGGATGATGATTGTAGCGTTAACGTGCCCCTTTTTATGTCTCTCCCGTGGAATGAGCATAATGCTTGGGGACATAATAGCGGTGGGTTTTTATCTGGATGTGCCGTAGTTTTTTCTAAGTTTACTATAGGTCATCTTTATGAAAATATGTCGAGAGATGACGTAGTTATCGGAAGTATGCTGACTCGCGCGGGAATTGTAATGGAGCACGCCGGATCACCTTGCGCTGTAAGACCGTGGTTACCGGACGTAAAACTCATTAACGAAAGCCATAAGGGAGCGGGAGGAGGTTATGCTTTTGGAGATGAGGGCGTAGCGATACAGCACTATGTTCGTACTCCTCAAGAAATTATTCATAATCACCTGAGACTAAATAATTAATTCCACTTTTCAAAGCCCTTTAGCTGCCCCAAGATATTCAAAGTGTTCTCGCACCTTATACTATCAACTTGAATTGTTTTTGGATAGTTTAGTTCCCTATCAATTCTTACCCCTTCTTCCGCCCATTCAGGAAGGACGAAATCATCCACAAAATCAAACCATCCTTTTTTTCTTAATAGGTTAAAATAATAATCAGTTTCCTCTTTGCTAGCCTCAAGAAGAATGTCATAACTGAGTTCTTCTTTTGCCATCATGGTGATATATCTAAAATAAAGGCCCTCGTCACAAGATAAGCTGGAAACAATAATCAAATTCATGTAGTATATTACACTATGAAGAACGTTTTAGTCACGGGTGGCGCTGGTTTTATTGGTGGGCATATTGTAGACGAGCTTATAAATAGAGGAAAAAACGTAATTGTTATAGATAATGAATCCTCTTCTTCTGCGGATCAATACCATTATAATGAAAGCGCAACTTATTTTAAACACGACATCACTGACTATAATAAATTATCATTTATGTTTAGAGACTACCCGCCCTTAAACGTAGATACAATTTTTCATTTAGCAGCATTATCAAGAATTCCATACAGTATAGAATATCCTGAGAAAGCCTGCAAAACAAATTACATGGGAACCTTGAATGTTTTAGAAATTGCTCGTCATTACGGGGTTAAGCGAGTAATATACTCTTCTACATCTTCAGCTTATGGACTAAAAAATAAAATACCACTCAAAGAAAGTATGACCCCAGACTGCCTCAACCCATATTCCGCAAGTAAGGTCGGGGGAGAAAATCTTTGCAAGATGTACCACTCCCTTTATGGGGTAGAAACAATTATATTTAGATATTTCAACGTTTATGGAGAAAGACATCCTCTTGAGGGCTCTTATGCCCCCGTAATAGGAATTTTTGACAGGCAATCTAAGGCCGGAGAGCCCATGACCATTGCGGGAGACGGACTACAAACAAGGGATTTTACTTACGTGCAGGACGTTGTACGGGCAAATATGCTTGCAGCAGAAACAACCAACAAGGACGCTATTGGTGAAATATTTAATGTTGGAGCTGGAGAAAACCACTCTATCTTTGATATAGCTAAATTTATTGGGGGAGAATGTATTTTTGGACCCCCAAGAGAGGGCGAGGCGCGAGACACGTTGGCAGATATTACTAAAATTAAAAAATTATTAGGCTTTGAGCCTAAAACAAAATTGGAAGATTGGATAGCGGGGAGAAATAATAAATAAAGGTGTAATAACTGTTATGGCAAAGAAAAAACAGCGAATTAATAAACAAACTGGGGCAATTGACCCCGGAAAAGGGAAAACTAGGCCGCATCATAAAGAAGCGCTAAGAAAAACCCTCAAGGAGTCTAAAGGGGGATATCACCAAGATACACAATCTAAACTAGGGGCTGATACTCTTAAACATAGGGTACGACAGAATGAAAATGATTACGTGCCAAGAACGCCAAATAAATACCAATCAAATTTTAAGAAAGTAAAAGAATCCAAGCATGAAGCCACATACGAATGGTTTGAAGATAACGGGCACGCAGATCATCTTCAGTACAAAAGAAAAACGGTTATAAAAGAAGGGTCTGAGCCTGTGGTCATGTGTACCATCACCACGGAAGAGTATCAAAAAAATTATAAAGAAATTTTTGGAGAAAGAGAGCGCGGCGTTAATGTCGATGGCGGCTTTAAGAAATTTAAAAAAGTTTATAAATAATGAGTGGAAAAGGCGACAAACCAAGACCAGTAGACAAGGAGAAGTACGACGAAAACTTCAATAAAATTTTCGGTCCTAGAGTTCCTTGGTGGAAAAAACGAAAAAAGTTGTTGACAGATAAAAAAGATCCTCTATCATTAAAACATGAGGATGAAAGAAATAAAAAACGGTAGCCTCTACTTCAATTTTAACAGAGGAAGAGTAGAGCGGGTTAGAAGCAAAATGAATTCTTCGTCAGTAATGACGTCAGAACCCCACAAAGATACCCTTTTGGGGGCAAAGGCGAACGATTTAAGGATGGCCACCGATGATGAGGTGGCGAAGTATAAACAAGAGAGTGAAGTAGTTCACGCTAATTAAGATGCAAGTTGTAGTAATTTACAATCCAAAAAAGAAGTGCTTAGAAGTTAAGGGTAGGAAAGAGAATGCCCGTTCTTATGTCGATAAGCCAGTGGTGCTTAAACGTACCCACGCTTTAGAAATGGGAGAAGTTTCCATTACCAAGCAAACACTTACTGGAAAAGTAGATTTAGACGACATTCGCTCTTTGGAAGAAAAGAAAAGCCCTCGCCCGAAGTGGAAGCACCAAGTGAGGGTTAAGAGGCAGAAGGGGAAGACCCCGAAACTTGTAAATTTAAAAGACGGGAAAGATATTGATCAATATAATCCCAGAGTCTTCTTAGAAGATTCTAAAATTTTTGTTCTTTAAAATAATTTTGCTGGTTGATCACCAGCAAAGGGTGTGACCGAATAAACTGCTGTCGCGGCAGTTAAGGTGCAGCGTCTATAGGTAGGAGATTACCGTCTCTGGGGACTTATAAAGGCTGGCTCAAAGTAGGGTTTCTCACGAAACTCAAGCTGTGACCCCGAAACGATGGAGGTAAATGAGATTCCTCCCACCCATTAATTTTGAAATTGAGCGGATAGCGATAGGCTTTGTGTCTTACCTCTCGAACCAGATGAGGTAGTCCTTGTAGTGTTAACTCTAATTCGGTTAAACAAATAGCCTTACGCCGTGACCCTCTCTTTTTCAGCCTAAAGGCGGTGAACTTTCTTAACGGATTTGTTCACCGTCTTTTTTTTCTTGAAATAATAAAAAAAAACCGTAATCTTAATTAAGGTGAAAAACTTTTTTGAGCCAGACGACGAGCACGATTTTCATGATATGGAAAATGTTCCTCAATATACTATTGAGCGCTACTTTGCTCAGGTTGAAGAAATACTGCTTATTTTTGAAATGCAAGAGTTTTTTGTTTCTGACGAGACTCAGGTTCAAGATTTTAGCTTTACCCCACAGGAATTTGAGCTTTACAACCACAGGCTTAAAGCAAAGTATGGTGTCGAAATGACTAAAGATAGTTATATCTGGGAGATAGCAGAGGAAATTCATGAAAACCAATTCTAAAGACTTGTTTGAGGTAATTTGCGGAAGCTACCGTAATAGTATAAAAATAGACAGAGAAGTATTCGAGTCTTATAAAGACGCTTGTTTCGAGGCGGCAACACAAAGTATTGAAGAATATTTTAGAGACACAGACCCGATGGAGGCGGCGACAATTAGCATATTTTGCGTAATAAGAATGAAGGGAAATCAAAAAGAAAATGACTTTGTTATCTTAACTCATCATATGCTAAGAAATGCTGGGCATCATGATTTAGCAAACGAGTTTGAAAGAGCTTCGGACACATACCTTTCGGCTTTGAATAAAAAAGAAAAATAATTCCATGAAAGATAGAGAAGTTAATATAAATGTAAGTGGAAAGCATATCCACAGGACTCCAATCGAAGTTACTAACCCCCACAAAAACACAAAACACGATTGGTGGGATGAGGTGTGCAAAAAGCATGGGGCAAAAAATTACTTCCCCAAAAACAAAGATAAGAATAAGTGAAAGACATAAAGGGTAAATACATAAGAGTAAATTACTGGAATCGTTACTTCGTTCACGTAGTCAAAATGATTTTAGAACATTTTGATAAGGAAGAGTACAGTGATACGGTTTTTATATTAGGTTCATATATATTTTATGATTTTTCGTTTTTTCAAGACAAATACAAAAATAAAAAAATAATAATTTACCAAATGGAGCAGCTTTTTATAGCCAAAGAACCCCATTGGGTTGACGTGCCGAAGGTATGTAGACGTTTAAACGAAGCTAAGGCTGCTGGTGCTGAAATTTGGGAAATGTGCGCTGTAAACGAAGCGTTTCTGTTAGAGCGCAGCATCAAGGTAGACAAGGTTTTACCACTTAAATACGCCAAGACGCTTGAAGAACTAAACGTAGACGCGGAACCAGAAATAGATTTATTTTTTTATGGAAATTTAAACGAAAGAAGAAGCAGAAAACTTGCTAGTTTGGCTTATAATTTTTACCACAAAGACGTTTCTATAATGTGGATCTCCAACCTAGATTTTGACCTCCAAAAAAAGTACATAGAGAAATCAAAAATCATTTTAAACATTCACCATACCGAAAATTTTAACAGACAAGAACAGCCAAGAATATTTTACGCGCTGATTAATAAAAAATGCGTACTTAGTGAACCAAGCCAAAGAAACTACTTTGGCGGCGCAATAATTGAGAGCGAAAACCTTGTGGATTCAGTGCAGTTTTTATTAAAAAACAATAGGTATAAACACTACGGAGAAATAGCTTATGAACTTTTTAAAAGGATGTAATAATGTTGATTTTTCGTAAAGACAGACTAATATTTAATATATGAACAGAAGAGACTTCATCAAGGCATCAATTCCTGCTGTGGCACTGCCAGCAATTGCAATTACCTGCAAATATGAGGACGATGAGAAGGGGCCAGAGAAAGAATCTAACAATGTTAGCTGGCCTTATCGTGTTTATTGCTATGAGAGAGAGCAGGGCGAATGGACTTTTTCCCAAAATACTAGGGGGAGTTTCGATTACCAAAGAGAGTATATGACTTTTGAGGAGGAGAATGATCTTTCTTGGAATCCGCATTACGCTACTGGATGGATGGATGGTGGTGTTTTACATTTTCAGACCTTTGATAATGCTACTGACTTTGTTGATATGCACGTTAGGACCAAAGATGACATTAATATTATAGATTCTATCTACGATGTTTACCGTCAGTCTGATGATGGGGGCGCAGAGATACAGGTTGCACACTATTGGTTTAACGGAGATACGGGCAGCCAGATTCAATGGCAGCAGGAAGATTTTAACACAAACTTTAATAAGGTGGAAAGTGGCTGAAGAACATACTTTTTGGAAGAGGGTATGGTACCTATTGGCCGTCGCAGTTATGAGCGCGGGGTACTTTATTGCAGCCATAGGAATAGGTCTTTGGGAATTAATCAAAACCCCATTTAATAAAAAATGACACCCAGACAACACAAAAAATCTGAAGAGTTTCGTCTCAAAAAATCTCAGGAAGCAGCCGAAGCTTGGCATCCGAAATTGTCTTCTTCTCGTAGAAAATTAAGAAGCGTCTTAAAAGAGATGGAATTATTTAAGCTTCGCCAAGAAAACATACCCTTAATAATAAAGTTAGTAGAAAATCCCAACTATAAAACGTCCGGACTGTTTGGGGGTGCGGTAGACTTGTTTACGCATGATTGTGTTCATGTATTGCTTGGCCGTGGCCTTCTGCTCAAAGACGAGGCTTTTGTAATAGGGTACACAATGGGATCAACGAAGAGCATGAAGCGATGGAAAAGAAATCTTTTTATGTTCGTATCTAAATATTTTTATCCCAAGGGATACAAATTCGGAGAGGAAGAAAGGTTTGTGTTTAATATGGGCGTGGTTGCTGGATCGCTATGTCCTACTGATTTGTCTCAAATAAATTTTAAAAAATATTTAAATAAACAAATAGGCACAATAAGAAAAGATTTAAAAATAGATGTTGATTTTTTAAAAAAATATTATAGCCTAGAGAAAAGATGCTTCAACTCCAAAGAAAGTCAAAGGCTGTGAAAAAAGACCTACTTGGTTGGTTGGGCGCGCTATTCGTTGTTTTTGGGTACTATCTTAACGCTAATGAATCAATAGAGTCTTGGCCTGTTTGGATAGTGGGAAATTTGTTTATTGGGAAACACTGCCTAGATAAAAAGGCTTACCCTGCGGCAGTTATGTCTTTTGTTTTAGTGGTTTTAAATATTTATGGATATTTTAAATGGTTATGAAAGATGAATTTAAAAAAATTGTTAAAGATACGTTAATTGAATATTCTTATGATAATGACGCTCAAAAGATTGACTTAACAACAGAGGTATCTCAAGATTTACTTTCCGAAGCCATAGAAGAAAGAATAAAATCAAAATTTCATATTTTTAGAATAAACAAAATTTTAACGGGCGATAGCCCCGAATAATTTCCCCGTCCTCTGGATGCGTATAACACCGCGCAATAATGCGACATTTGTAAAGAATGTCATGCTTTTATTGTTTGTAGCCGGTGGCCGAAGGGGGCGGGGAACTTCTTTTCTCTTGATCTAAAATAAAAAACCCATACTATTAGAGTATGGAAGATAATTCAGTCATAATTTTACCAGATGGAGTAGAAATTCCAGAGGGAGCAAGAGATACGGCAGAAATAATTGGATACTTACAAAATGATGGCTCATTGAATGTAGTCTTTAGTAAATCTGAAAGCCCCGCCTCTTTCAATAACATGAGCGAGCTTTTCAGGTATGCGGCAAGCTTAAGAAAAGATGTATAAATATAAAGCAAATGTTGTCAGAGTCGTCGATGGAGACACGATTGACGCCATGATTGATTTAGGTTTCAATACTTGGGTGAAGAAGCGAATAAGACTGGCTGGCATAAACGCTTACGAAACAAGGACAAGGGATAAGGCAGAAAAGGTGAAAGGCTTAGCCGCTAAACTCAGATTGAAACAAGTATTAGAAAGGAATGATAATGAAATTCTTTTAACTTCTCTCGGCGTTGGAAAATACGGAAGGTGCTTGGGAGAAATTATGGTTGCTAAAAACTATATCAAGTCAGAAAAATATCACGGCAAGTGCATTAATAAAATGCTAGTTGAGGAAGGTCACGCAAAGGAATACAAAACATGAACAATAAAACAGTAGAAGCTTACTTAGATTTTCTTTGGCAACAATTTCAATACGATTGGGGGTGGATGTCTAACCCTTGGGTGCTTTACACGGTCTTTCCAGAATTAGCGTACCTTATTTTCTTTTGCGTAAAATGGACGGTTCTTCTTGCCCCAATAACTATCCCCTGCATGATTCTTAGGTGGCCGGTAAGACAGATGCCTACCCAAAACAAAAACAGCCGAGACTTTTCAAACAATTAAAATATGCAAAAACACCAAATAGACGAAGAGGTTCACCAACAAGTGCAAGACCGCCGCCGAGTGTGGACCGATAAAGAAGTTGCAGTGTTAAGAAAGCACTGGAAAAATCATACGCAGAGAGAACTTCACGACAAGTTTTTGCCAGACAAAACCCCAGTGCAGATTTGTCAAAAGAAAATGCATATGAAATTAGTTGGGCGTAGAAAATGGAGTGAGGAAGAGAGAGGTATCTTAATAGAGCATGGAGCGGATTACACTCATAAAGAAATGGTAAGAAAGTTTTTACCTAATAAGACCCCTCGACAAATCACTGACATGAGAAAGTATCTTGGCATAAGCAGACGCGCTCACAAAGCCGCCGGAATGGTAGTTTGTTTTACGGATGGCGCGTATGATGAGAATAATAATTTCAAAGGAAAACTAAAATTCTTACTCATTAAAGGTGGTTTTGGGTGGGAGTTCCCTAAAGGTCACGTTGAAGAGGGTGAATCTAGACTAGAAACAGCCAAGAGAGAAACAGAAGAGGAAACGGGTCTTGTGATAGAGAAAATCCATCCTACTTTTAAGTTTTTGTCTAAATATTTTGTAACAATAAATTACAAAACCCGCAAGAAACTAGGTTACCCAATACCTAAAACGGTGGCTTACTTTATAGGGGTTGCTCCAAATAAAGATGTTAAGCTGTCTTTTGAGCATAATGAGTACGGATGGTTTTCTTACAAGGAAGCGTTTGAAAAATTAAGCAAAAATAAAAAAGAAGTTCTTAACGCTGCGGTTCTGACTTTAAGGAATGGTCAAAAATAAAAAGGATTTGAAAAGTGCAAGTTAAATTAATATCACTTACCCAACCACAGTTAAGTACGCCTGACCGTGCGCCTATGAGCGCAGAAGAAGTGATCACGTATTGTGCTAGAGTTTCTAACCCTAAGAATCAAGCTAACATGAAAACAGCGCCAAAGCTTATTAAGTTTTTAATAAAGCATAAACATTGGTCGCCCTTTGAGCTTGCAAATATGTGTGTTGAAATAAAAACAAGCAGGGCTATTGCGGCGCAAATATTAAGACACAGGAGCTTTAGTTTTCAAGAGTTTAGCCAAAGATACAGCGAAGCCACAGACATGGAGCCGCTAGAGTTACGCTCCCCCGCAGAGAAGAACAGGCAAAGCAGTAGCGACAAAATAGAGGATGTAGTGATAAATAATGTGGCTAAATACTCGATGGAACAGTCTCTTAATTGTTATAATAAACTTATAGCGCAAGGTGTGGCAAAAGAGTGCGCTAGAGCAGTTCTTCCGTTAGGCACACAAACAACCATGTACATGAACGGGACAGTTCGTAGCTGGGTTCATTATATTAATTTAAGGGCAGAAGAAAACACTCAAAAAGAACACAGAGATATTGCAAATGCAATAAAAAATATCTTTATTAAACAATTTCCAAACGTGAGTGAGGCGTTAGACTGGAAGGCTCACGAATGGAGCGATGATGAGCTTGAAAAAATGCAATGGGATGAATTTCAAAGCTATCATAAAAAACCAGATGAATCAGCGCACGAATAATCTATGAAAACAAATCAAAGATATAAACTTGAGCTAACTCCATATTATTTGGCTAAAAACGAGGAGTCTTGCGACCTTTCGGCAAACCATCTTTATGGAAAATTTTTAAACTATATCGACGACGACGATTATGTTGGCGCAAGCCTAGCTAAAAAGTTTCTCAAGAAAGGTGATGTCTCATGTGATAAATGTGGGTATGAAAATAATAAATTCAAGACCTTTTACTCTAGCGCAAACGAAAGCAAAAAGTTCAATAAATTAAAAAGGGAATTCTATTGTGAATGATAAACAAATTCTAGACGAAGTTTACAAAATGTGCTGCAACCCATTTGAGAGATGCGATATCAAATCCTTCATCGAACAAGAATGGCAAAGAGCAGACGAAATTGAAGCCAAGCTAAATAAAATAGAAAAAAAAGAGCGCACTAAAAAAAACGAAAAAAATGACCACCCCTTAACTAAATGGGACGAAGGTCAACAATATTTCATGGACGTGGGTGAAATGGAACGTCATCGGGGGTTGGAAATAGGGGAAGATGGTACGGTAAAAAGCTTGAAGTGAGAATTGAACCAGAAATAAAGTTAGACTACAAGGACGTTCTCTTGCGCCCCAAGCGTTCTGAGTTAACCTCTCGCAAGGACGTTAACTTGATGCGTGAGTTTACTTTTAAGAATGCTGGCGGTGAAGGCTCCGATCCAAAGGCGTATGGCTGGAAGGGTATTCCGATTGTCGCTTCAAATATGGACACTGTTGGAACTTTTGAAACAGCGAAGTCCCTTGCTCGACACCATATGCTTACTTGTATCAGCAAGCATTACGATGGTGACGTTTGGGCGCATAAACTAAATGGCTATGGAATTTGGAAAAACAGAGAACAACGGGCCGCCAATGAAAAAGATTGGAAGTATGACCGCGACTCTGCTAATTGGCAAAATAGAATTTACGAACATATTTCTCCTTCTATTGGTATTAAGTATGACCCAGAGAAGACGGATGACATAGATTACCTTAATAATATTACATGGAATTTTTATCACACACGATTCGTATGTATTGACGCAGCTAATGGATATACATCAAGGTTTTGTGATTTTATTAAACGAGTCAGAGAAGAGCATCCCGCTCTTATTATCATTGCGGGTAATGTTGTTACTGGTGAAATGACAGAGGAGATATTATTAAGTGGAGCAGATATTGTTAAAGTGGGCGTTGGCTCTGGGTCTGTTTGTACTACTCGCATACAAACTGGTGTTGGTTACCCTCAACTCAGCGCGGTCATTGAATGCGCGGATGCTGCTCATGGGATTGGTGGGCATATTATGGCTGACGGTGGGTGCGTGTGTGCTGGTGATGTATCCAAAGCCTTTTGCGCTGGTGCTGATTTTGTTATGTTGGGCGGGATGCTGGCAGGTCATACTGAATCAGCGGGGCAAGAAGAAATAATAAATGACGAGAAATACAAAGTCTTTTATGGAATGAGTTCCGACACGGCAATGAAGAAATATAATGGTGGTGTTGCCAACTACCGTTCGTCAGAGGGCAAAACCGTGAGAATAAAACATAGAGGCTTAATAAAGAATACTATTGAGAGTGTCCTTGGGGGCATCCGTTCAACTTGCACATATATTGGAGCAAGAAACTTGAAAGATATGCCAAAGTGCGCGACATTTATTAGGACAACACAACAATCAAATGAGGTCTTTGGAAAAAATGTATAAATTATTAATTTTAATAATATTTATTACGGGCTGTAAAGTATATCACAGTCCTAACGGTAAGGCTTTCCCTAGAAGCTGGGGTAAGCCTCCAGAAATACAAACAAAAGATTATAGGCCATTGCCAGATGGGTATGGATATGGTAGCAGCACCCTGTACCACTGGATAATGGAAAATAAAAATTGAAAGCTAAATTTCCAATTTACCGTTCGGTTATTTTTAAAAAATATAAAAATAAAATATATAATATAAAATGAAAGAAATAAGAGATTTTATAAATAATAATCCACCTATTAGTACTATGATGCAGATCAACCAGATATATGGCGTTATTTATTATTTAGATACCGTGTTAAAAAATAATATAGATGGCGATATAGTTGAATTAGGGTGTAATATTGGGACAACTAGTATTTATATTCGAAATTGGTTAAACAAGCATAAAAGTTCTAAAATATATCATGTGTATGATTCTTGGGAAGGACTTCCTAAAAAATTAGAATGTGATAAAGGTTTGGGAAATAGGCAATTTTTTGAAGGACATTGTAAAACATCAAAAGAAAGCTTTATTCAACAATTCAAGATTAGAAATTTATTATTACCTGAAATACATAGTGGTTGGTTTAAAGAAATTCCAGATAAAGAATATCCAGACAAAATATGTTTTGCCTTTTTAGATGGTGATTTTTATTCATCAATAATGGATTCATTAAATAAAATTTATTATAAAATGGTAAAAGGTGGAATAATTATTATAGATGATTGTGGATGGGATGTATTACCCGGATGTAAAAAAGCAGTTGAAGATTTTTTACAAGATAAAGAAGAAATTTTAGAATTAAATGGTTATCCGAATAGTAAATATAAATTTACTGGTCATCATTACGGTGGTAAAATAGTTAAACTATAAAAATATTAATTATTCGTAATGCATCAAGACTACGGCAAGTATAATGAGTACGATTTTAATAATAGAATCAGTTACGACGAGGATTCTGATTCTATGTATATCTACGTCGCTCCACCGCAAGGACAAGTGGGGGCGGTAATGGTTTACAATGAAGATGGATGTATGGTGTCAATAGACACTGATGAAGTAAATACTCAAGTAGGTATTGAAATAATTGGCGTGTCTAAATTGATGGACAAATTTAATTTAAAGAAGAGAATAATAAATAACTAAAAAGCTTTAGCTCCGGTAGCTCAAGGGGTTAGAGCGCACGCCTTATAAGCGTGAGGTTGTGGGTTCAATGCCCACTCGGAGTACCAAATCGTGAAAAAATATAAATCAAAATTAAACATTAAGTGGGGCGACCACGCTGGAGCAATAGCTCTTTGGTGTGTAGCTATAGTCTGCACGTTAGGTCTTGCAGCTATTCCATTTCAACTTTGGTTGGCTAAATTGATTTTAGACCATTGGGAAATACAAGAACACAAATTCAACGGAAAAGATTTTGACGTTGGGCAAAATGTTTAAGATGGCAGATCAAGAAAAATTCATAAAATGTAGTTGTCACGGCGAAGGTATGCTACTTACCAAGTTTGACAGCGAAGAAGAAATCTATGTCAGTTTTTGGCGAGAGGGTATAAACCCTGTCAAGCTAAGTTGGTGGATGAGACTAAAGTTATGTTGGATGGCGCTAACAAAAGGTAACTATTATGATGACCAAGTTATTCTAAGTAGACAAAAATCTGTGGAGCTTGCGTCTTGGTTAATTTTAGAGTCAGGAGTATTAGACAAAGATGTGGAACAATAGAATCATAAAACACGAAAAGGATGGAACCACTTGGCATAGCGTACATGAAGTCTTTTATAATGAAGACGGTAGTATTTATGGTCACACCGAAGACCCAATTACCATCGTTGGAGAAACCGAAGCAGAAGCGGTAGAACAAGCAGAACAAATATTAAGAGACATAAAGGACACGCCAGTTCTTGTGGCGTCTGAAATAGAATTTAAAGACCATGAAATAGAATTATGAA